CCCCTGTCCCCACCAACCTTCCTTATAGTTGTAGTAAACAGCCCTGGTGTTATAATTATTCCCCTCTTGTGGAAAAAACCACCAGAATTCGTTGAAATCCCCGACATGAACCGCACAGGCAAAGTAACGAACATACATGTAGTCAATATCGTCGAGAATCCACGGAAACACCGGGCAGCTTATGGGCGATATCGAGGTACCGTCGAATGCCCACAATCCTTGCTGCGACATCCACAAGGTCTGGCTAGAGGTTGCCACGATCGACTTTGGCGACCACGGAATAGGGCCATCCGTCAATTCGGTGTAACTGTAAACATACGGGAGGCCGGTGTAAGATACCAGATACGCTTTCTTAGCGGTGAAGAATATAACTCCTGGTCTTCCCGATATTCCACAGACTATCGGCGAGGCTGGCTCAATGTCATAGAACCCAGCCTTGGTGGCGACGTTAGCGAAGTCCCAGTTATTGTAGGTCTCTTGATCACTCCATGCGAACCGCCGCGCAGAACCACCACTTCCGAGAACACCGAACATCATCACAAAACGCTGGCTAGTGACGACGAAGGATCGGCCAAGAGGTGCGTTGGCGACTACCGTAAGCTTTGTGCCGATAGCGGACTGCGGGTTCCATTCAAGCAGTCGGCCATCAGGCGACGTCATAACCAGCAAAATTTGTCCAAAATTGTCCATGCTCCAATCCGGAGGCATATCGTGGAACCCCGCTAAATTCCGATAAGCGCGTGGGGTTCCGTAAGTATCGTCAGAATAGTTCAAATCACCGTAACCGCCCTGTCCAGCAAGTGTTGGAGGCGTCAAACCACCGGCTGGAGTTATCTCGGTTATCTGGCCGCCGGTATCCACATAAACATTCGTCTCGCACAAATAAGCAACGTGATAGACGGAGCCAAGATCAAACCAGCCATGAATAGCGCGGCACGGCGAAGCGAAAGTATAATTAAACTTTGCTTGACCACCGACCGGCGCAAGCTGGCCTGAATTCCAACGAACCATGTTCACTTCGGCATAATTCGAAGACATCATCTTCTTCGTCGGCTCAGCGACGACGCCGGGAGGTATTTCGATAGGCTGGAAATTAGTGCTCATTGGTACTTTATGATGAAGCTGATACCGAGATAGGGTGGAAGATTGTTGTGAGCCGCTCCCCCGCCCGAAGCTTGAATACTTACACCGGTTGCAGCGGCGGTATTCGACATGCCGGTTCCGCTAGCATAAATAGAGATACCGGTTGCGGCGTAACCGAGATAAACACCGGTTCCTCCCGCCGCGATAGCCACGTGGAGAGCGGGTTGTTGCTGATCGGTGCGAACGCTTTGAAATAACCAACCGCCAGCTTGCGCAGCAACTGTTCCGCCAGCACTTGTAGTAGGCACTTGATGGTCAAGCCCATGACTATGCGCATCTTGATAAGCCTGGGATACGCCGTGAGCATGACCGGGGTCGCCAACACCGTGAATATGTGTCGGGTCGTAAACATTGTGAGCATGGCCGGGGTCGGAATGTCCATGATTATGAGTTGGGTCGGTAACAGCGTGAGCATGGCTGGCCATCTCAGCAGTAGTGAGAACATGCGTAGCTTCACCGCCAGTTGAACCAACCGTTCCACCCATCGGAAATTTGTTGGAAAAATTAGGAAGATTAAAGCTGGTCCCAGAACCGCCAAACGCATACCCGATAACAGCGAATAATGCCGGATAATCGGCAGTAGCTATCGAAGCGCCGTTACAAAGCATCCAATTCGCAGGCGGCGTTGTAGCAACACCTGCCCACATCGTTATCGAACCAACAGGAACGCCTGCCTGTTGATTGGCAGTCATTGCTCCATCGATAATGTCCATATTAGCATTGAGCTTGTTCCCCCAAGTAGTAGGGGAACCGGATATTTCTGGCTTGGTTAGTTTAAAATTGCCTACGGTAATCGTATCAACCATTTTTTGCCCCCGGAGCCTTATAGGGCGTCGGCTGGTTGCCTTCGTCGAGCCACGCCAGATATTCTTGATAATCGACGTTGTCAGGATCGAACGGGATGAAGGCTTGATCCTCGTCGCGGACGATCATCTGATCGCTGGCTTGATTCTTCATCGCGTCCCAAACTTGCGTATAAGTCATGATCAAAGCTCCGCCGATAACATCAGGCCGCTAAGATTAAAGCCCCACTGCCCTGTTGCCGCCGTCGTGCCGCCAACAACAAAAGAGCTTTGCGTAATTCCTTGAATTGCCGGTGTTATCTGAGTATTGGTCCCCCATGTCGGCGTTACTGTCGGTGTGGCCCTCATCGTTTGCGCGATAGTATAGCCATGCTGAACAACATATGTCCCGGCAGTGTAACCCGCGCCGCTAAGTGCAGTGTAACTTTGATAATACCGCTGGCAATCCGCCAAGCTCTTGGCTGGCGACTGCCGGTTGAACGGTGTTGCTGTCGAGCCAATCTCCAGCTTAACGCCGGTCACATTGAAACTCGCGCCATTGATAGCGACGACGCTGACCGTCCCGGTCACGCCGAGGAAATTGCCATCTTGCCAGGAACCGGCGGTCGAACGAAAGTTCGCGCCGCAGCCAAGATCAAAGCGCAGATAAAGACCTACACCGTTGCCGCCGCGTTGCCATTGCCCAGCGACAGTGTCGCCGGGAATGGTGACGGCAATTTTCGTCCATGTGTTGGCTGCCAATGAATACGTGAACGGATAGGAGCGATATGGCGGGCCTGCACTGCACAGCGATCCGCTGAACGTCCCCGTAAGCGATGAGTTCGCCCAGAACGACACAGTGCAAGGCTGCGCGTTCGATAGCCCCATGGCAAGGTCGCTCACCATGTCCGCTTCGATTACTTGCGTAAGCCCAAACGAATCGGTCGCCAGCGCGGCGTAAGCGGACGACGATGCGAAGTTGAAATAATAGGGGAAGCCGAGCGAACCGATAGCGCCGGTCCCTCCCACTCCACGTATCCACGTTCCTTTGTTTGCCTGCGAAGCCGAGTATAACCATCGATCAATTGTATAGCCCGCCGCCGTCCCGCTCGCGCCGTTGTTGCGCTGGTCGATCCGCATGTCTCCATTAATGATGCGGTTGTCGCCGATGGCTTGCGGGGCGTTCAGATTCGGGATGGTGACTTGGCCGGAAGCACGGTTGATAGAAATCGGCGTCCAAAGACCCGCCCCGCTGTCATCGGCGCAACCAAGATAGAAATTCGATCCGGCGTTTCCCCCGCTTTCCGCCGTGCCGTCGCCAAAGGCCGCGAACCACCGATTAAGGCCTCCCTTTTGGCCGTAAACAAAATTACCAAATCCGTTCGATGGACTATTAAGCCACAGGCGCGTGATACTACTTTCGTTGATCGTCAAATCGCCGGTAAGCGTTCCGCCCGCCAAGGGCAAGAAAGGCCCGCCGCTCAAGCCTGACGCGGTCCACTTGGCTCCATCCCAAGCCCATGTCACACCCGCAGCGGTGAACTGCTGGCCGACCGTGGGGGAGGCGGGAAAGTCGATCATAGCTCCGCCTCAAGCGCCTCGACGCGAGCGGCGAGCGTCTTGACCGCGTTGACGAGAGCATAAATCAATTCGTTGGCGTCGAGCGAGCGAAGGTCCGTCACCTCCTCGCCGTCGATGTAGCCCATGCCTTGCTTGACCATTCCAGGCATGACCGTCTCGACCTCCTGGGCGACAAGGCCGACAAACGGCGTTCGCTCCTCCGCGACGTGCGAATGGATCGAGGAGCCGTCCGGCGCGGTGTCGTTGCCCTTGTAGGTGTAGACGACCGGCCGCAAGCCCAGGATGGCGTCAAGCCCTTGTGAGTATTCGCCTTGCACATCCTTGATGCGGGCGTCCGAGGTTGCGAGCCAGGGTCCGCCGCCGGGGTTGTAGCAATTGCCGTTGAAAACAAGCTGGATCGCGTTGCCGCGAACTTCGAGGATGCCGCCGCTAATGTCGTTTTCGAGGATGGTCGAACTGAAGCTGTTGGAGGCGAGATAACCGACGTAGCCGATGCGGGACGGGGTCGCGTTGTAGAACGTATGCAGGGCGTTGACTTGGCCCGACGCTTGCGCCGTGGAGCGGGTTTCGCCTTGCGCCAGTATGGCGCCGCTGATGATTGCGCCCGCGCCGAACAGGTTGCCGCTCGCGTTGAATGTCGTTCCGTTCAGCGCCCCCGTCAGCGTCCCGCCGGTCAGCGGAAGGTAGCTTGCAAGGGCGCTCGCCGCCGCCCTTGAGGTGTCGGTCGGATGAACGTGATCGCCCCTCGACCATGCGGCGGACGTCCCCGCCGACGCCGTTCCGTCCATCAGGGGCGGCGTTGTCGAAGGGACCGGCAGAGAACCGATGTTGTTCGTCGACACCCATTGCGAAGTATTAGGATCGACATACCAAAGATAAGTCTGGCCCCCAACACTATCAAACCATAAATCACCGGACTTAGGAGTTGCGGGAGCCGTATCTCCAACAGTTACTGAAGAACCGCCTGCGGTTACAGCAGTCCACGCCGAATTCTTGCGTCCGTAAATTTGACCGTCGGTAGGAGCTTCAGGAACCGGTCCCGGAGGCCCTTGAGGCCCCGTCGAACCAGTTGGACCTTGCGGCCCTTGTGGACCCGTCGCGCCTGTTGCTCCGGTATTGCCTTTTGGCCCTTGCGGTCCAGTTGCGCCATCATTACCCTGCGGCCCTGGTATTCCGGGCGGACCTTGCGGCCCCGGAACCGTAGAATCCATTCCGGGAGGTCCTTGCGGCCCTTGCGGCCCTTGCGGTCCAGCCGGTCCCGGTGTTCCTGGAGTAGCGTCAGCGTATTGTTTTGTAACTGCCTCCATATCTTCCACAGGATCGCGGGATAGCATGACCGGATCATTGAACGCCATAATGCCGGTAGCGCGTTCTCCAGAAAGCGGACTATTAACTAAATTTCCGCTGTCATCGAATCTGTCTAAACGCATGTCCGCTGCTGTGGTTCCGTCATTTAAAACAAGCGACCACAGAGCTTTACCGTTCCGAATCGACGTGATTCCACCCGGTTCTCCTACAATAGTTATGCTGTCAGCGATGGAAGGGGCATCCGGAGCCGACGCGCAACCACAATCTTCCGACCAATCGCCAGCAGGAACTAACGGACTAGCGGGAACCCATTGATCGTTCATCCAAAACTCCTTGTACGGGTTCTGGTAATTCTTGATCCGCTAGACTTCGAGAACAGGTGCTGCGCATTTAGCTTAGAAATAGCGTCGTCAACTTGAGCCTTGAGCGCGAGCGCCGAATTCTCCTCACCAACCGCGTGCAAATCCGCATGCATCAACGCAGCAAATAAATAAAGATTTTGGAATTTAGTGTAAACCCATGAATTCGTATCGTCCGCGAATACAGGAACTTCGCCGTAATACGAAATCTGGAACGGAACCCCCTCTATGGTGTTGGGAGTACCGCCGAATGTGATAGTCCTGCCGGAAATAGTGTAATAAAAATAAGCATTGCAATCCGTAAGCTGAAAGAACTCATCGCGAGACTTGTAGCGAATTGGCATCCATCCATTCGGCGCGTTGGAATTCGCGATACTAACGAAATTCATAGCTAACCAATCGTCCGGCAAAACTGCGCACCTATCGGTTACGGTATTATTGGACGCCTTAATCATCCGGTCGATTCGTAAATCTTGATTCAACTTCTGTTCCGCCATCCGAACATAAGAAGTCGTAAGAACGTCGCTCCAATCCTCACGATTGGCCCAATCTTTGATCGCGGCCTTAAAATCGGAAAAATCGGTCATAAGTACCCCATTGCCCAAGCAAGAATTACGATAATCAGAATAATGCCAACAATACCAATCCCGCCGTGACCGTAACCATAGCCATAATGCCAACCAGGATTAATATAAGGCCCACCTAAGCCCCCAAGGAGAATAAGGACTAGAATAATGACAAGGATAAGGCCAACAATACTCATACTTTGCCCTCCCAAATTCTGTAATCCCTCGCCTCGGATGAATTAAGATACTTGGACCACTTTTTATCGTCCCACTGTTCGTGGTGAGCTTCTTCCCAGACAGTAAGGGGGACGCGAGCAACTACCTTAGAATCCCCGTTGTTTTTCATAACTTCGCGATCGCGCTTAACACTTGCAACAAGTTCCTCAACATTCTGCTCAGTATGAACCAACGGCGAATACGGCTTATCCGGATCGACGTAAAACGTTCGCTTAACGCCGTCACTATTACGATAAGTATACTTCATCGAGCCAGTTGCCTTACTACTAGTCTGGTCGCTTGCGCTTCTTGAAGCGCGGCGAGTGTTGTTTGTTCCGGTGTCGCAACCGGGGCGTCAGGAGCCTCTACAAAACTACCCGCGCCAATTGGAACCGGATGATAACCCGGAATGACCGGCGGAGCGGTAGTCCAAGCCGCCGGCCCAAGCGAGAATTGGCTGGTACAACCGCCAAGCAATAGTGGGAGCACCAGCCAACGCATTCACTCGGTTACTTCTTGATGCCGTTGAACACGATATGCGCAAGCGGATTACGCATTTCAATGCCCCATTCCGCAACGATCATGCGAGTTTCTGCGTCGCCGGTTCGAGCGAGCAAATACTGGCGGAACGCCCGGAAAAACGCCATCGCGGCGTAATCAGGATCAAGCAACAGTCCAAGATCGGGCGGCAACCACCGAGACGGCAAAATAGTGATTCTGCCGAAATCAGTGGAAATAATGTCCACCGTCGAAACGACCTCAGTCTTTCCCACCAAGACTTGACTGGTGGAGCGACCGGTGAACGTCGATATAGTTCTACGCGGGCCGGGAGGAACGATCCATTTGGTAGGAGAAGCGCCGTTGACATAGGCGGCTTGCATCGCATCGTTCATCATCACTTCCGTGATCGTAACTTGCGATCCGCCTGCAACCGCCGCCCACGCATCGCCAGCCGCAACGGGAATGCCCGTTACAACACCAGCAACCGTGGTCCCCGCCACCGAATTTTTGTCAACGGCTCTCGCAATCCAGTGTGGGAGGGACTCTGTTTTGCGAGCGGTGGGGGTTGTATCGTCGCCGTCAACACGACCTTGACGGGAACAAGTTATGAACTCCATGTCGGACTTGAGAACCTTCGACACGAGAGCCATTTGGTGGGCCATTTCCGACCCCTTGCCAGCCGCGTCAACCTCCTCCTGCGAGCCAGAAACGCTGGCATCGCGCTTGGAAATCTGCGTGACATTGGTAAGACGAACGGTGGGGGTCGACGCCGAATTTTGAAGGATGAAACCTTCGACCTGAGCATTATTTCCGTCAACGATAGGCAAATTCTCAGTTTGCCAATCGAACCCACGGTTC